TGGCCAGAATATTGGAGCAGAGAAGAGTTAGAAGGTGTTAAAGCCTCAATCCCCGTCAGTAAGTGGAACGCACAATATATGCAAAACCCCACTGCTGAAGAGGGTGCAATAATAAAAAGGGAGTGGTGGAATGTTTGGAATCGTAGTGACCCACCTGCCTGTTCATACATCATACAATCCTACGACACAGCGTTTACAAAAAATGAGCGTTCTGATTATAGTGCTATTACTACTTGGGGTATTTTTACTCCCATCGAAGGAGAAGGAGATGCCATCATCTTGCTTGATGCCGAGAAAGGCAGATGGGATTTCCCAGAACTTAAACTTAAAGCACAAGAACTGTGCGAAGCATATGATCCTGACATGATATTGATTGAACAGAAAGCAAGTGGTACTCCGTTAACACAAGAGTTAAGACGTATGGGTGTGCCAGTTACGCCATTTACACCAAGTAAAGGTGCAGATAAATTTGCTCGTATGAACGCTTGTGCTCCAGTCTTTGAGAGTGGCATGGTGTGGAGACCTGATGCTAATTTTGCAGAGGAAGTTGTTGAGGAGTGTGCTAGTTTTCCACATGGTGATCATGATGACTTGGCAGATTCGATGACACAGGCTATACTAAGATTCAGACAAGGTGGTTTTATAACTGCACCAGACGATGAAGAGTTTGAACCCGCTTACAGAAGAAAGATGGAGTATTACTAATGTCAGACGAAGCAGATAGAAGACGAGCTTACAGAGAGTTAGAGGAACGAGGGCAACCAGTTCCTGGCAAGTATTTTGGAAAGCGAATGCCACCAATGAAACAGAAACAAACTCCAAAGATTAAGGTTATTGATACAACTAAAATGAAGCAGTTAAAACTTCTTAAAAAAGGTGGTGAAGCTGACCCATTGAAGGGTTTAGCCAAGATGATTAGTGACTTTGGACAAGGAAAAACTGGCATTAAAACTGTTGATAAACAGAAGAAGAAAGATGCCGCCATGATAAAAAAATTGAAAAAATCTGCAAAAGTAAGTAAGGTTAGTACAAAGCCACAAACTTTTGACATAACACCTAACCTTAAGAAAGATCCGTTTAGTGTTCAACAAAAGACAATACAGATGGCTGGCGGAGGCGAGGTTTTTAATATGACTAAATCAAGAATGATTAACCCAGAGACAGGAGAGTAATGTGTCAGCAGATTTTGATAAATTTTTAAAATTAGAAAAAAGATTATTTAAATTAATTGATGATCCTTTATCAGAAGGACCTACAACTTCTAGAAAAATTATGGGTAAAAAAGAACGAATAAGAAATAAAATGAGAAAATTAGAGCCTAAAATAAAAGGCATGAAAGATGGTGGTTCAGTTAGACCTATAATCAAAGTTGATAAAGATGGTAAGATTAGACAAACTGGCAAGAAAAGATTGAAAGATGGCACAATAGCAGTCCAACCAGAGGGTGGTATTAAATTCATACCAAACAAAAAAGATGGTGGACTTATGGAAGCCATTGAAAAGGTTAAAAAAGAAGATGCTACTAAAATGCAAAGAGGTGGTATGGCAGGAGGAAAAACACCAAAAACTATGAGAGCCATGAACAAACTAGATGATGCAGTAGAAGAATTTATCGAAACAATCGAGCCATTTCAAGGCACAGTAAGAAAAGGTGAAACTCTTAGAAACATAGGTGGCAAAACTATGATTGTCAGAAGAACACCTAATCCTAATTTTGGTAATATGATTTCTGACAGAGACAGAGCAATGGTAGGTGCTATGTTAGGAGAGGGTGGCAGAATGATCTCTGACGCTGACAGACGCATGGTAAGCCAAATGATGGGTGCTAGAAGAATGGAAGATGGTGGAGTTGTACCAGCTAAATTCAAAGGTTTCTCTAAATTACCAGAAGATGTCCAACAAAAGATGAACCCAAGATTAGCAAAAAAATTTAAAGCAGGTGGACCTGTAAAAATGGGCTCTGGTGGTGGTGTCTGTAGAGGTATGGGTGCTGCACGAGCAGGTGGGAAGTTTAAACTTAGATAATCATGGCTATTGAAAAGGTAAATGGTATAGAGAGTGTTGACTTACCACAAGGTATGCAAGTTTCAGTAACTGAAACTGAAATCACTCCAGGGGTTACAGAACTAGAGGATGGTTCTGCAATCATAGGTGAGATGCAGGAACAACTTGAAGCATCTATGCCAGTACCTTTTAACGCTAACTTAGCAGATTATATTGATGACAGTGAGCTTGGAGTTATATCCAGTGATCTTGTTGGAGACATAGAAGAAGACATTTCATCAAGAAGAGATTGGGAAGACCAGTACAAAGGTGGTTTAGAATTACTAGGCATGAACTATGAAGATAGGGCAGAGCCTTTTGAAGGTGCATCTGGAGTAGTTCATCCATTATTAGCAGAAAGCGTTACACAGTTTCAAGCACAAGCATATAGAGAAATGTTACCAGCAAGTGGACCTGTAAGAACACATATTGTAGGTGCAGAAAACCCAGAGTTACTTGCACAAGCAGAGCGTATTAAAAATTATATGAATTATCAAATAACTTATGAAATGGAAGAGTATGATCCTGAATTAGATCAGATGTTATTTTATCTTCCGATTGTAGGTTCAGCATTTAAAAAAATTTACTTTGACCCTTCAATGCAAAGAGCTGTTTCTAAATTTGTTCATGCAGAGGATTTAATTGTACCTTACAATGCAACAGACTTAAAAACATCTACACGCATTACTCACGTTGTCCGTATGGATAAAAATGAGATTAGAAAATTACAACTACAAGGGTTTTATAAGGATATAGATTTACCCTCATCTGATAGTGGAGGATCAAGTTATGATGAGGTCAAGGAAACAATTGACGACATACAAGGCGTAGAAAAAGGTTCTAGTTACAACGAAGAGATAACATTATATGAAGTTCACACAGATTTAGATTTAATTGGCTTTGAAGATATTGGTCAAGACGGAGAACCCACTGGATTAAAGATGCCCTATGTTGTTACTATAGTGGAGAAATCTGGTGAAATATTATCAATCAAAAGGAATTTCAATGAAGGTGATCCGTTCCGTAGGAAGATCCCTTATTTTGTTCATTATAAGTTCTTACCTGGTCTTGGGTTTTATGGCTTTGGTCTTACTCATATGATAGGTGGCTTATCAAGAGCTTCTACTTCAATACTTAGACAACTGATAGACGCAGGTACATTATCAAACTTACCTGCAGGATTTAAAGCAAGAGGTGCAAGGATCAGAGATGACGAGTCTCCACTAAATCCTGGCGAGTTCAGAGATGTAGATATGGTTGGTATGGATTTGCGTCAAGCAATTATGCCTTTACCATTTAAGGAGCCATCTCAGACCTTGTATTCTTTACTTGGAACATTAATAGATTCTGGTAGACGCTTTGCTTCTATGGCCGATATGAAAGTTGGTGAGATGCAAGGCAATGCACCAGTTGGCACGACAATGGCTATAATGGAGCGTGGCACAAAGGTTATGTCTGCCATACATAAGCGTCTGCATTATTCACAAAAAATAGAGTTTAAACTATTAGCTCGTATATTTGCTATGGATGTACCCATGTACCCATATCAAGTTCCGGGAGCACCACCTGAAATTAAACAAACAGACTTTGATGAAAGAATAGATATATTACCAGTTTCTGATCCTAATATCTTTTCCATGTCGCAACGTATTGCGTTAGCACAAACACAATTACAATTGGCACAGAGTAATCCAGATATACATGGACCTAATGGTATGTATCAAGCATATAGAAAAATGTATGAGGCTTTAGGTGTAAATAACATCGATGCAATATTACAACCACCTCCACAACCAATGCCTATGAATCCTGCAAAAGAAAATCAAGAGGCGTTAAAAGGTGGTTCGTTGAACGCTTTTCCAGAACAAAATCATCAAGCACATATCACTGCCCACTTAGCAATGATAAGCACACCAGTTGCACAAGCCAATGCTGCTATAATTATGACCTTGCAAGGACATATCTCTGAACACATTGCAATGATGTCTGAATTACAAGCACAACAAGAAGTTTTAGCACAAGTGCCACCAGAGCAACAAGCAATGATGCAACAAGATCCTAACGCCATGAAAGCTATGCAAGATCAAATAGCATCAAGAAGTGCAGAGTTGGCAGCTGAAATACAAGAGCAATACGCACAAGCGTTAACACCACCTCCAAGCGAAGACCCGCTTGTAACAATTAGAAAACAAGAGTTAGCATTAAGGGGTCAAGAGATTGCACAAAAGCAAGATCAATTTGATAAAAAACAATCTTTTGAAAGAGAAAAAGAAAGCAATGACGCATTATTAGACCAACAAAGATTAGATCAGCAAGAAGAGTTAGCTAATCAAAGAGATCAAACAACTAGAGATATTGCTGCAATGAAAGCTATGAAAGGATAAATTATGGTTAGTTCAATAAGAGAAAAAATTTGGGAAGTTGAAAAACAAAAGAAAAGACAAAGAAGACTTGCAAAAGAAGGAGTTGTAAATGCCGTTGAAGAAAGGGTCGAGCCAAAAGACAATCAGCAAGAACATACGCAAGTTGAGGAAAGAGAAGTATCCGCAGAAACAAGCAGTAGCGATAGCGTTGTCGAAAGCGGGCAAATCAAAGCCAAAATCAACAAGCCGAAAAAAAAGTCCAAAAAAGCCACAAAGAAAGAGTAGTGGTGGTATGATCAAAAAGTTTTCACCTATAGCCAAACCACAGAGGTTTCAGGGCATATTTTAATGGAGTTATGCGATAGATCCAGCAACAATATCATTGGCCGTTGGGGTTGCATCAAAAGCATTTGATGCGATAAAAAAAGGATTTTCGGTAGGTCGAGATATTGAGCAAATGTCAGGAGATATCGGTAGATGGATGGGAGCTGTGTCAGATGTTGACAACGCTGAAAAACAAGCTAAGAATCCTCCCCTGTTTGGCAAGTTGTTTAAAGCTGGATCAATTGAGGAAGCAGCTCTCGCTGCTTATGCAGCCAAGAAGAAACTTGAAGAACAAAGATATGAACTCAAGATGTTTTTGAACATGACGTATGGTCCACAAGCTTATGATGATTTGCTTAAAATGGAAGGTCAGATAAGAAAACAACGTCAAGAAACAGTTTACAAACAACAACAACTTCGAAGACAAATAGGTGAGGGTATTGCTTGGCTAATAGTTGTAAGTATTGTGGGTGGGTTTGCTGTTTTAGTTGCAAGTATATGGATTAAAGAATCAAGAGCAGAAAATTATTTACATATGACAGAAGGTTATATTTACAAACCAAAGGATTATACTAGACAACAAAAAATACATCAGGGTAAAATTAAAAAAAAAAATATACGACTTGCAGACTTGCCAAAAGAATTAAATCTAAAAGTGGTATGATGGCGTGTATTTATATAGGAGGCAATAAAACATACGAGATGATGATAGAAAGTTGGTGTCCTAAAAAATTTAAATGTGTGTATAATCCTTGGCAAAAAGAGCCGAATATCGACGATATCATTGATTCTTTAAACAGTGCAGTAAAAGGAAAATAATGACAGAGGTAAAGAAAAAACCAATAAACGTCAAGATTGATGAAAATAGTTTTGAGTTGTCTTTAAGAATACTTAGTAATGAATTTGTAGCAATAAAGATTGGCTCTACAAATTTTTCTGGTAAGCTTATAGCTGGTGGTATTTTATTATTATTTTTTACCCTTATTTTATTAGAGGGTTTTGGTTTAAATGAGTTATTAATGCAATGAACGCAGAAACTATAATAAAACTAAAAATATTACCAAGATTTATGATGTTAGCTAGTACAGTTATGTCATGGAGATGTGCAGAGTGGTTCATGGGCTTGGATTCACCAACTGCTAGTCAATCCGCTTTCGTTTCTGTCGTGATGGGCGTTATGACAGGCGTTTTCGGCATTTGGATGGGACACGAACATAAGGTAGATAATTATGGCACCCAAGAGAAAAAGTAAAGATCCTAAAGTTGGAATAGGTAAAAAACCAAAAGGTTCAGGTAGACGCTTATACACAGATGAAAACCCAAAGGACACAGTTAGAATTAAGTTTGCAACACCAGCAGACGCAAGAGCCACAGTTGCAAAAGTTAAAAAAATCAATAAACCTTATGCGAGAAAGATACAAATTCTTACAGTCATGGAGCAAAGAGCAAAGGTAATGAAAAAAGCAGAGGTTGTAAGAATAGCAAAATCTGCAAAGGAATCTTTAAAACGCTCTAGAAAAAAATGACTGTTTTTATGCTTATGTGTTATTTAAATGATAATTTTAACGGAGGTATATACTTTAAAAACATTAATGATTGTCTTTATTATTCTGAAAAATTAAGTAATCAAAAAATAGATGTACCAATAAAAGTTGAAAATTATAAATGTATGTGTAAACTTATACCAAGTCTTGATGATAAAAAAGTTAAGGTTTATTAGGAGGTAGCAATGTTACAAGCACTTATAGGTCCAGTTACTGGCCTTTTAGATAAATTTATTCCAGACGCAGATCAAAAAGCAAAACTCGCACACGAGATAGCCACCATGTCTGAAAAACATGCTCAAGAGGCACTACTTGCCCAGTTAGAAATTAACAAAGCAGAGGCAGCAAGTGGCTCTATATTTAAGGGTGGTTGGCGACCCGCTGTTGGATGGGTCTGTGCGATTGCTTTTGCATATCATTTTATAGTAAAAGATTTAATTATATTTGGTGCTAGTTTTGCTGGTGCAGAGTTACCAGATTTGCCTGAATTTGATATGGGTACACTTTTAACTGTTCTTGGTGGCATGTTAGGAATTGGTGGATTGCGAACATACGAGAAGCAAAAAGGCTTAACTAAGTAATGAAAAAAGAAAAAAAGAACCTTGCTATTTGTTACATACATAAGGTAGCAATGAAAGAAATAGTGCATGAAGAACCAATACCGACTGTAGGTATTTATAAATTTAAAGAATATAAATGTCCTATGTGTGCTAATTTATATCAAGAAGAAGATTTACAAAATGGATGCAGTTAAATTAGCAGAACACTTATTAAAGAACATTCGCAAAAGACAAGATGAATTAACACAGTCTTTAGCAGATGGTTCGATAGACTCAATTGAGGACTATCGGTTTATTACAGGTCAGATACGAGGCATGACTTGGGTAATTGAAGAAATAAGAACCTCGATGAAAGGCATAGAAGATGACTAAAAAACTTTACGTCCCCGACAGACTGTTGGCAAAAAATGTCAACCCAACTCCATCATCAATAAGTAAAGGCTTTAAGAATGATGAGGTAAATAAAAATGAAGACGATCCTTCAAAATTAGATAGCTCTACATTAGATAGACTTCCACAGCCAACTGGTTATAGGCTTTTGGTAATACCATATTATCCAAAAGAGAAAACTAAAGGTGGAATATATATTCCTGATGCAACAAGAGAAAGAGAATCATTTGCAACTGTTGTAGCTTATGTTGTTAAAATGGGTCCAGACGCATATCAAGACTCTGATAAATTCCCAAATGGAGCATATTGTTCTGAGAAAGAATGGGTGCTTATGGGTAGATATGCTGGAAATAGGTTTAAAGTGGAAGGACTTGAGCTTAGACTCATAAATGATGATAATATTATTGCAAAAATACTTGATCCAACAGATATTTCTTATGTATAGTGGAGAGCATGATGAATGACACCCAAGAAAAAGTTGAAGAAACTCAAAATCAAGAAGAAAACATTTTAGTCGATATTGAAGAGAATGAAACTAAGCAAGAAGAACCTTCAAAAATTGAGGCTAAAGAAGAAGAGCGAACAGATGTTCGTTCAGACGAGCAAGAAGAAGAACTTGAAAACTATTCTGAGAATGTTCAGAAGCGTATTAATCAATTAACAGCAAAAAGAAAACAAGCTTTAGAAGAAGCTGATGCTGCTTACAGATATGCAGAAGAACAAAAAAAGAAAAATGAAGAGTTACAAAGTAAACTTTCTCAACTTAACAATGGTTACACTACAGAGTTTGGTAGCAGAATTGAAGCCCAAACAGCTAGTGCTAAAAAACTTTATAAGGAGGCTTTTGATGCTGGTGACGCTGAAAAGATGTCTGAAGCGAGTGACCTCATGGCTAAACTCGCTATTGAAAATGAGAGGCTTAGAATCCAAAAACTCCGAACAGAGCAAAGCAACACAACTCAAACAGATGAGGGACAAAGTAAAGAAGTCCAGCCCCAAGCGAGGCAGACCCAAGAAAAACAAGAGTTAGACCCTAAACTGCAAAATTGGTTAGATAAGAACACTTGGTTTGCCAAGGATATGGTTATGACTAGAGGTGCTCAGGCCTTACATGAAATAGTTGTTTCAGAGGGTTTTGATCCATCTACAGATGATTATTATAAGGAAATAGACAAAAGACTTAGAATTGAGTTTCCACAAAAGTTTCAGAGTGACAGAAAAGTCGCCCAGACTGTCGCACCTGCAAACGGCAAAGCCGTAACAAGTGGGCGGAAAAAGCAAATAGAACTTACACCTGGACAAGTTGCGTTTGCTAAAAAAATGAGAATACCCCTAGAGCAATATGCTAAAGAGGTAGCTAAAATTGAAACCAGGAAAGGAGCCTAAAATGGTGGATAGAAGTAATCGAGAGTCTGCAACTCGTGAAAAACAGGAAAGAAGAAAAGCTTGGACACCACCATCACAATTAGATGCTCCACCCGCACCTATAGGTTATAAGCATAGGTGGATAAGAGAACGTGTTATGGATTATGATGATAAAGCAAATATCTATAAACGGCAAAGGGAAGGATACGAACTTGTTCGTGCAGAGGAATATCCTGACTCAGACTACCCCGTGATTGATGAAGGCAAAAATGCTGGAGTAATTGGTCAAGGAGGACTTTTATTAGCACGGATTCCAGAAGAAATTGTAGAAGAAAGAAATCAATACTTCATGGATAAAACCAACACACAGATGGAGGCTGTAGATAGAGACTTAATGAAAGAATCTAATCCTGCAATGCCAATATCTAAAGAAAGGAAGTCTCAAGTCGCTTTTGGTGGCAAGAGGCAAAGTTAATAAAATTCTTACTTAGGAGTTAAAAATGGCAAATCAAGATGCTGCTTTTGGCATGAGACCAGTTAAGATGATAGGGGGAGCACCCTACACTGGTGGTCAAAGCCGATATAGAATTGCTGCCAATTACGGAACTGCTATCTTTCAAGGCGACATGGTCGCTCAAGTTACTGGAGGTGGTGTAGAAGTACACGCTGATGGTGGTACAGTACCAATAGTTGGAGTATTCAATGGTTGTAGATTTACAGATCCTACAACTGGAAAAGAAACCTTTTCCAACTTTTATCCTGCAAGTACAAATGCTTCAGACATTGAGGCTTTCATTATAGATGACCCAAATGTTATCTTTGAAATTCAATGTAATGCTGCATTTCCAGTTGCAGATTTATTTGGTAACTTTGATATTGTTTATACAAGTTCAGGGTCTACTGTAACAGGTATTTCTGGTGCTGAGTTAAATGTTAGTGATGGTGCAACCACTGCAACTTTATCACTAAAAGCGATTGATATTTCTCAAGACCCAGAAAATTCAGATGTTTCATCAGATGCAACTAATGTCTATGTTGTGATTCAAAATCACATATTTGGACAGAAGTCTGCAGGATTAGCGTAAGGGAGGTTGAACTATGGCTATATCACGAGCACAACTAGTTAAAGAACTAGAACCTGGTCTTAACGCTTTATTCGGTATGGAATATGATCGTTATGATCAAGAGCATTTAGAAATCTATGAGACTGAGTCATCTGACAGAGCCTTTGAAGAAGAGGTAATGTTAGCAGGATTTGGAAATGCTGCAACTAAATCAGAGGGTGCTGGAGTAACCTTTGATACTGCAAACGAAGTATATACTTCAAGATATACAATGGAAACTATTGCTTTAGCTTTTGCATTGACAGAAGAGGCAATGGAAGATAATTTGTATGATCAGCTTGGAGCTAGATATACAAGAGCGTTAGCGAGATCAATGGCACACACAAAGCAAGTCAAAGCCGCTGCTACATTAAACAATGCGTTTAATTCAAGCTTTACAGGTGGTGATGGTAAAGAACTTTGTGCAACAGATCACCCATTAGGCGGTGGTGGTACATTTAGAAATGAACCATCAACTGCGGCAGATCTTAATGAAACATCATTAGAAAATGCTCTTATTGACATTTCAAACTTTGTTGATGAGAGAAATATGATTGTTGCATTGAGAGGAATGAAACTAATTATTCCACCTGCATTACAGTTTGTTGCAGACAGATTGCTTGAGTCAACTTTAAGAGTTGGTACTTCTGACAACGATGTAAACGCAATCAAAAATATGGGTATGTTACCAGAGGGTTATACTATTAACCACTTCTTAACAGACACAGATGCGTTTTTCATCAAAACAGATGCACCTAATGGTTTCAAGTATTTTGAAAGAATACCATTAAGCACAAGCATGGAAGCTGACTTTGATACAGGCAACATGAGATATAAAGCTAGAGAGCGTTATGCCTTTGGTTTTTCAGACCCTCGTGCTGTCTTTGGTTCTCCTGGAGCCGCATAAAAATATTTACATATTTTTCAAGGGGTCTTTTCAGACCCCTTTTTTTTGTGTATAGTTAAAGTACCTTGACGAAGAATTAACTTCGACAACAGCCAAGACAAGGAGATATACATGGCTAATACAACATTCTCAGGCCCAATTAGGTCTGAAAGCACCCTTAAAACTATTAGTAAAAACGCAACAACTGGGGCTATAACAGAGGTAACAACTCTTGGTGACGCTCCAGTTAGCTTATCTGATGGAGATGTAACTTTAACAAATGCAACTCATAGTGGTAGGATTTTACTTGTGCCAGATGGATCACAAGATAATACATACACTTTGCCTGCACCCATTGCTGGGTCTGTTTTTAGATTTGTTTACGCTGGTGGAGCCGCTGATGGAACAGATGCAATTATCGTAACACCGGGCAACACAAATTTTTATATTGGTAACATAACTTTTCACGACCAAGATGGTAATGCAATAAGTTCTGTATTTCCAGATGGTAATTCAGAAAGTAGCTTTCAAATAAATGTTCCACAAGCATTTGATGTAACAATAGTTGGAAAAGACACAACTAATTATCAAATTTTTGGAAGCGTTACATCAACAACAGCACCCGCTTTTGCTGATCAATAATAGGAGTTTTATATGGCAGACGCAGTTACTTCGCAAACTTTGGTTGACGGGCATCAAACTGCTGTCTTTAAGTTTACCAACATCTCTGATGGATCGGGTGAAAGTGCAGTAAAAAAAGTTGATGTTTCTGCTTTAGCAACAAATGTTAGAGGAGAGGCTTGTACTAGAGCAACCATAGAAAAAATTTGGTGGCAGTGTAATGGTATGAAAGTGAAAGTTTTGTTTGATGCTTCAACAGACGACTTTTGTATTGAGTTAGGTGAAAATCAAAGTGGACATCACGATTACACATCTTTTGGTGGATTAACAAATCCAGCAAGTTCAGGTGTAACTGGTGATATAATGTTTACTACAGTTGGTCATTCATCAGCAGATAGTTACACTATTATCATGCAAGTTAGAAAGAGCTATGACTAATGTCTAGAAAACGAGATAAACAACCCCCTAAGACCAAAAAGTATTTTCGCTCTACCAAAAGTGGAGCAGGAATGACTAAAGCGGGGGTTGCTCGTTATAGAAGAGAAAATCCTGGTAGTAAGTTAAAAACTGCCGTAACAGGTAAGGTTAAAGCAGGGAGTAAAGCGGCTAAAAGAAGAAAGTCTTTTTGTGCTAGAAGTGCTGGACAAATGAAAAAGTTTCCTAAAGCAGCTAAAGATCCAAATAGTCGTTTAAGACAGGCAAGAAGAAGATGGAAGTGTTAGATGACAAGTAAAGAATTATTAAAAATGTTAGAAAAACATGAGTCAGTGTGTAATGCTAGATTTGATGGAATTAATAACAAACTTAACAAACTTGATACTCGCTTATGGGGTATCTATGGAGTCATAATAGGAGTGGCAGTTCTTGAGAAGTTTTTTTAATGGTTATGGGCAGATCACAAATGTCCAAGCAGATCTCAAGACCACCACAGAAAAGGAAATGGAGTAATGCTAGGAAGAGGAAAATCAATTGCAAACGACCTAAAGGATTTTCTGAGAAAGCACATTGTGCCTCTAAAAAAAGGAGAGGTAATAAGAGGTGAACCAATAAAAGACTGTCCCAAATGTATGAAGAGAGTTTATTGGTGTACATGTTGGAAAGTATTGAAAGGAAGATATTATGCCTAAAGACGCTTGTTATCATAAAGTAAAAGCTCGTTATAGAGTTTTTCCATCAGCTTATGCTTCGGGAGCTATTGCAAAATGCCGAAAGGTAGGAGCAGCTAATTACGGAACTGGTGGCAAAAAAAAGAAAGCTAAGAAAAAAGCAGATGGTGGAGTAATCACAATGGCTAATGGTGGTAATGTATCAAAAGGTAAAGTTAAAAGACCATCAAAAAACCCTAACATTGCAAGAGGTTGCGGTGTGGTTATGAGTAACAGAAGAAAAGTTACAAAGTTTAGATAATGGCAGTAAGGAAAACAAAAGCGGGTCTAGCACTCAAGCGTTGGTTTAAAGAGGATTGGAAAGATCAACGAACAGGAAAAAAGTGTGGTAGACAAAAAGGTGAAAAAAGAGGCACACCATACTGTAGACCATCAAAAAGGATATCAAGTAAAACTCCTAAAACTGGTTCAGAGATGACCAAATCAGAAAAGCGTAAACGTATTGCACAAAAAATTAGATTAGGTCAACCAGCGGGTAAGCCAAGAAGAGTACAAGCAGCAAGGCGTAAAAAGAAAAAATGAGTTTGGAACAAAAAATTTGTGACGAAATAAAAGCTTGGTCTAAACATGCTTTAGAAATTCCTAATGAAAATTACAATAATCTTCCATCATGTCCTTATGCAAAATCTGCTTGGAAAAATAATAAAGTTGGTTTTGCTGTAAAAACATCAAACAATTATAATATAGTTTATACTTTAATTAATAAATTTCATGACTCAAAAGAATTAATAATTGTTATAGATTTGTGTTACGAAGACAATGAAACTTTCCATAATAATCTTACAAATTTAAATGAATTAATACATCAAAAGAAATTTGACCAAAGAGATATTTGGTTGATGGGATTCCACCCTGATGATGACGTTAACGAGCTAATAGATGATGGCTCTTTTGATGAAATTGTTAGTGAGGAATATTCTTTGATATTCGTGCAGCGACTAAGTAAACTTCAAGAAAGTGCAAATAAATTGAAGAAACTTGGATATTATGATAATTATTATAATAGGTACGATGTTGAAGACATTTATAAACAACGTGAAACTTACTATAGGAGACTAAAATGGCAATGAGTCCAAGAAAAATGATGGCCATGTCAAAAGACATGGCTAAAGCTGCTAAAATGATGATGGGCGGCGAAGCAAAGCCTAAAAAAATGAGAGGCGGTGGCATGGCTATGAAACCAAAGAAGATGCGTGGTGGTGGCATGGCTAAAAAGATGAAAAAAGGTGGCAAAGCCTAATGGCAACATCTAACTCTACTAATTTTGATTTAGATGTCGCTGAGTACATCGAAGAAGCTTATGAAAGATGTGGCTTAGAAACAAGAACTGGCTACGATTTGCAAACTGCAAAGCGTTCATTAAATATTATGCTCTCAGAGTGGGCAAATCGTGGTTTAAATCAATGGACAATAGAACAAAGAACACAAGCTTTGACAGCAGATGATTCAGAATATTCTTTAGGAACAGATATAATTGACATACTATCTCTAGTTGTTAGAAGAAGTGGCACAGATTTTTCTATGACAAGAATTAGTAGAGATGCTTTTTTAAATTTACCAAACAAAACATCAACTGGTAGACCTACTCAATATTTCCTAGATAGACAAATAACACCAAATTTAAAATTATATCCAACCCCAGAAAATAGCACAGATGTTATTCATTATGACGCTTTGACAAGAATACAAGATGCTGATGCTCAAGTTAATACAATGGAAATCCCTTTTAGATTTATACCTTGTCTTACAGCAGGGTTGGCTTATTATATTGCTATGAAAAGAGCACCAGACAGAATACAACTACTAAAAACTGTGTACGAAGAAGAGTTTGAAAGAGCAATGGCAGAGGATAGAGATAGGTCAGCATTTAATGTTGTGCCAAAATTAGATTATTATAAGGTAGGTTAATGGCTTTTGCTAGTGGTAAATATGCTTATAGAATATCTGATAGATCTGGTTTCAGATATAAAATAAAAGATACTCGTAAAGAGTGGAATGGATCTATAGTCGGCAAAGATGAGTATGAAGAAAAACATCCACAATTAGAGCCTGCAAATGTAAGAGCTGATAATGAGGCAATAAGAGATGCAAGGCCAGACAGAACTGAAACGGCAGTGCCTAATTTATTGCCTTTAAATGCTTTTTCAACAACTGCTAGTTCTGCAACAGTTACAGTAAATGAACCAAATCACGGCAGATCAACAAGCGATACAGTTAGATTTAGAGATGCAATTAGTGTTGGAGGTATAGCTGCAACAACAATTAACTCTGCTTCTGGATTTACAATTACAAATATAGATGCGAATAATTATTCGTTTCCATGTGGAGCAACAGCAACAATAACCCAGAAAGGTGGTGGAGGACTTGCTAGTGCAGGGCCTGTATCAATTACAAACTAATGAGCTTTACACTTGCAACATTAAAAACAGCTATAAAAGATTATACAGATAATACTGAAACTAGCTTTGACACTAATTTGCCAAATTTTATCAAAGCTGCTGAAGAAAAAATATTTAAGGGTGTTGATTTAGATATTTTTAGAAAAAATGTCACAAGTGCTTTTACATCATCAGATCAATTTTTAACAGTGCCAAATGATTATCTTGCATCATTTTCTTTGCAAATTACAACATCTGGATCTGAAAGTTTTCTTTTACAAAAAGATGTAAATTACCTTCGAGAATATACACCAGCCTCAACAACAACTGGATTACCAAAATACTATGCTAGATTTGATACTGACAATTTTATTGTAGCACCAACTCCTGATTCTAACTATACACTTGAATTACATTACTATTATAGACCAGCTAGTTTGACTGCTGGTGGAGACAGTGGAACAACGTGGTTAAGCACTAATGCACCTTTTGCATTATTGTATGGATCTTTAATAGAGGCTTACTATTATATGAAAGGTGAACCAGATGTTATTGCTCAATATGAAAAAAATTATGTTTTTTATTTACAAAGACTTAAAGATTTAGGAGAAGCAAGAGAGAACGAAGATGCTTACAGACAAGGACTACCAAGAGCACGAAGAACATAGGAGTAGAAAATGGCAACAGCAAATGCAGCAACCAATTACTTAGAGAGAAGGCTATTACACTTTATTTTTAAAAATAACTCTTTAAGCTTTTCATCACCTGGTGACAGTATTTATGTTGGACTTGCAACAGCAGTGAGTGCAGCAGAAACTGGATCTGTAACAGAGGCAAATTTTACAAATTATGCAAGGCAACAAGTGACTGCAGCAAACTGGACAACAATAGGTGCTGATTCAACAGACACACAAACTGCAAAGAACGCAGCTAACATAGAGTTTCCAGCGTCTGGTGGAACAGACAACACCATTACACATGTATTTATCGCAGACGCATCAAGCAGTGGTAACATACTTTTTGTAGGTGCTTTAGATGCTAGTAAAGCGATAGCTAGTGGTGATATATTTAGAATTAATGCAAACAACTTAACTATAGAGTTGAAATAATGGCGTTAGTAATAAACGACAGAGTTAAAGAAACAACAACCACAACTGGCACTGGTGCTTTAACATTAGCTGGTGCAGTTACTGGATTTGAAACTTTTGGCACTGGAGTTGGTAATTCTAATACAACATATTACGCAGTGACATTGCCTGGTACAGCAGAGTTTGAGGTTGGTTTAGGTACACTTAATGGTGACTCGACTACAATAACAAGAACAACAGTTATAAGTAGTTCAAATAGTGATAGCGCAGTAAACTTTAGCGCAGGAACTAAAACTATTTTTTGCACATTACCAGCGTCAAAGACAGTATTTTTAGATGGAAGTGGGAATATAGTTGCAGCAAATGGTAGTAATTTAACTGCATTAAATGCCTCTAACCTATCAAGTGGCACTGTGCCAAATGCAAGATTAGATGCACAACTACAGGATGTTGCTGGATTGGCGGTAACAGACAGTGGTTTTATTGTAGGTGACGGGTCTAATTTTGTTTTAGAAACTGGTGCAACAGTTAGAACATCTTTGGGGTTGGGCACAGCTGCAACATTAGACACTGGTATTTCTAATACCAACGTAGCAAAATTTACATCTGGTGTAGCAGATAATGACTTTTTGCGTGTAGACGGAACTTCAATAGAGGGTAGATCAGCTAGTGAAGTTTTATCTGACATTGGTGGTCAAGCTAGTTTAACTTTTGGAATATCAAATACAAACGCAGTTAAGATAGACAGTTCAAGCGTTGCGGATGACGAGTTCGCTAGATTTACTGCTAATGGATTGGAAAGCAGAAGTACATCTGAAGTACTGTCCGACATAGGTGGTCAAGCGGCACTCACTTTTGGAATATCTGATACTAATATTCCTATATTCACTAGTGGTGTAGCAGATGATGATTTTCTTAGAGTTGCAGGAACCTCTATCGAAGGTAGGTCAGCAAGTGAGGTGCTATCAGATATAGGTGGTCAGGCATCGTTAACCTTTGGCATAGCTAATACA